CGCCGCCGCCTTCGCCCACGCCTTCGCAACAATTCGCTGCGGACGATCCGCCTGGAAAAATAGCGCACCGCGCAACTTTTTCCTTGAAGCCGACATCGCGCTGCGCTATATGTAAGGCATGGAAACGGGGCGAGCCCCCAAGCAAGAGGAGAGACGACGATGACCACCCCGACCTTCCCCCAGATCACCATCGGCACGGAAAAGCAGATCGCCTTTGCCCACGAGCTCATGACGAGGGCCTTGCGCAGGCCCTTCTGCGGCAAGGGCGATGACTTCTGGGGCGTCGAATACTGCTATTTTGACCGGCAGATGAAGATCTGGTCGCAGTATCGCGACTATGTGACCGCATCGTCTGCGTCGGACGATCTGAAAGCCCGTGCGCTGCAGGCGCTGGAAGTTCTGCCGCAGTGCTCGCTCTTCTGGATCGAGTGCGGGGAGGACACGCTGTCCCGGACCGTCGAAGCCTACGTGCTGGGGAAGGCGCCCGGCAAGATGCGCCTGCTCGCGCAGGTCTACGAGGCCGTGGAAAAGGCCGCCGCGATGTGAAGATCGACGCAAGAGGAGACTGGCCATGACCCCCAAGGAAGTCCTTATGGCCCGATACAAGCTGGGCCTGACCCAGGCAGAGCTTGCCGCCGTGATGGGCATACGCACGATGTCGGTCTCCGATTGGGAGCGCGGCACCCGGACCCCGAGTTCTCAGTCCGTGCGTCTGATCCAGGCTTACCTGTCGGGCTACCGCCCGGCAGACTGGCCGTCTCGCCGGGTTCCTTATTGGAAACGCTGAGCGCAGAGTGCGCCAACGCCGTCGCCCCCGCCGTCGCCACCGCCAACGCCCCCGCCACCGCCAACGCCCCCGCCACCGCCAACGCCGTCGCCTTCGCCGACACTCGCAAAATCATGCTGACCGGGAAAGACAAGGAGTAGTAGCATGACAGGCGACACCGGCCTTTCCTTGCGTCAGGGAGAAAACACATGCCACAGCCCATGAACAGCCGGGTGGCCTTCCGGCCCGGCAAGCGAGCCGAGGGATCCGAAGAGCCGCCGGTGCCGGCCTATGTCGCGACGGCGCGGGCCAGCTGCGCCTGCATGACGGATGTACAGCGGGTGGCCTTCGCGGCCGAGCTGGTGCGCGACGTGACAGACACCTCCTGCCGCCTGCAGCTGCGTCGCCTGATCGCACTGGCTGAGGCCACGGCAGTCGAGCTCGACCGGATCGCCTTTGCCAGAGGAGACATCGCATGATGCGCGATCTGAGCAAAGCCCTGTCTCAGGTGCGGGCCAGCGATGTGGTGGGCGTGCTCGGGCTGATCGCGCTTCTGGTCGGATCGCTCTTCCTCGGTGCCGGACTAGGATGACACGACTGACCGTCCGCCACTGGGGCGGCAGGTATTATGCCATCTGCCGCGGGGACAAGCTGGTGCGCGGCCCCTATTCCAGCTGGCTGGCAGCGATGATCGCGCTCGACCGCATGGAGCGCGTCGGCCGCGTCACGATCCGCGCCTGCATGTGCTGTGGCGCGCAGTTCAAGAGCGAAGGGCCCCACCACCGGCTGTGCAATCGCTGCCGGCGGCAAGACGGATGAAAGCCGCCATGGCAGCCGTCAAGCCTCCTCCACCGGCGTGATGCCGAGCGCGGCGAGCCCGGCGCTGGCGGGCTCGGCCACGACCACCGCGATCCGCCCGGCGCCGGCAGGGGCGCCGACCTGCACCGCCGCCCGTGCCCGTTGTGGGCGCCAAGTCTATCACATCTCACCGCCCTATGTCTCGAACTCCGGTGATCCGTCGAACGGCGGAAGCGACACCGGCCCGTCCGCCTCGACCAGAAGCGGCTGCGGAAAGCGCCGCTCCTCTGGCGCGGCCGGCCCGTGCGGCAGGATCACAGGGATGGTCAGCAAACCGTCGTCATCCCGCGTCACGTCGCCAGCGAGCCAGTCGCAGGCGAGGTCGTCCCGCGTCAGCGTGCTACCGGGCGGCAGTCCGGTGAAGTCAAGGACGATCCCGTTGAGTGTCAGAACGTCGCCCGCAACGTGAATGGTCAGGTCGGTGTCCATTCTGACGGGGGAGAATACGAGTTGCACGGTCTGACCTCCTCAGAACCATCGCCCGATGGCGGCGAGCCGACCGCTTCGGCCAGTGATGCTCGTGGGCGCGAAAGCGCCGATCTCGCCCTGCGTCGTACTGACCGCACGGGCGGACAGAAAATGCGTGGTCACGTTGTTGGAAGAGCCGGCTACGACCGAAAGATTCGAGGTCGTGGAGAAGGCGGCCGGAAACGTCCAGGTCTGCGCAGCCGAGCGGAACATCGATCCGACCGATGTCGTCACGTCGAAGCTGAAGGGCGGACTTGTGCAAATCTGGGTGCCGTCGGCAAAGCGAACATAGTCCCCGTTCGCGTTCGTGTCGCGCTCGATCACTGCCCCGGTCGGGACGCCGCCCGACTGTGCGACCTCGCCCACCAGGGTGGCTTGCGTGAAATCAAGCGTCCAGGTGCCCCAGGTGGTCCCGCCGTCGTTCGATCGCCGCTCCCAGCGCCGCAAGCCGCCGTTCCAAGACCACCGCTGGATGAGGGCGTTGCTCGCGAAGCCGGCGATGACCTGCAGATGCCCTACCTGCGTCCCGTCCGACAGGGGAAGGTTGGTCGTGCTCGTGGTCGTGCGGTATTCCCCCGCCGTGACGGCGGCATTGGCGTCGGCGACCGTCGCCAGCCCGGTGCCGACGCCGAGCCCCGCCGAGAGGTTGGCGAGGCCGAGCACGGACCGCGCCTGCGTCTGCGTCAGGTCCTCGGGGTCGCCGGTCCCGGTCGAGATCCGCCCCTTGAGCGTGCTTGTCGGCATGTTCGCGAGCTTCGCGTTGGTCACCGCGTCGTTGGCGATCACGGTCGCACCGTCGCCGGTAGAGGTGACATCGCCGGTATGGTTGGGGTGCGTGTAGGGATTGCCCGCAGGCGCGACCCAGCCCGACCCGGTCGAGACGAGGATCGCGAAGCGGCCCGGCGGCAGCGCCAGCGAGGTCGCCCCGTCGATCAGGTCGCTGCCGGCACGAGCCACTGTGATCGTGCCCGTCCCGCTGTTGCGCACCATGACCGACCAGCCCGCCCCGGCCGAAGCGGCGGCGGGCAGCGTCAGGGTCCAGGTCCCCGTGCCGCTGATGACCTTGCCGCGGTCGGCGGCGGTCAGCGTCAGCGACGCGTTCTGCGCGACATACTGGCTCCCGAGCGCGCCGAGCGTGGCCAGCGCGACCGCCGTCGTGCCAGCCGTCCCGAGCAGGGTGGCGAGGAAATTGCGCTGGTCCACCAGAAGGTCGGAAAGCGCCTGCGCCGTCATCGGCTCGGCCTGAAAGGCGGCGGCTGTGGGCAGCGTCGTCATGTGTAGTTCTCCGTGAAGCTGGTCCAGAGCGTGTCGCTCAGATTGGCCCAGGCTGTGTCCGTCGCCCTGCGATCCCAGATGACCGGGAAGGCATTGTCAAGCCTCGTAAGCCAGACGATGGGGCGGGCGACGCCGAACGCAACCTCGGCCCAGGGTCCGGCGCCGCGGGCCAGGGCGCGCACGCGGAAGCGCGTCTTCGGCCCGTAGGGCGGGCGGATCATCAGCTCGGCCGCGGCCGTGTCGGCGACCCGCGTCCAGCCCTCGTCCGGGCTTTCCCGTGCGCCCTGCTCGGCGACCTCGACCTCGTAGCTGATGGCCCCGGGGGCGGGACGCCAGGCGAGGAAGGCGATCGCGTCAGGCGAGAGGACCACGCGCAGCCCGGTCACCGCCGGCGCATCGGGCAGCGCCGGCAGTCGACCCTGCCGCAGCGGCGGCGCCACCCGGCCGGTCTCGGCGGTGTGAACCGACGGATCTTCGACCACGGCCTCCACCGCGACGCGGGACGCATCGACCGGCCGGACCGAGACGATGCGGGCCAGCGCCGACCAGCTCTGGGCAAGGCCGAAGGCGACGTGTGTCCTTTCGCGATCCTGCCCGGTGTCCGGCGTGAAGCCGGGGGCGGCGACAAGGCGCAGGGTCCGGTCGTCAGCCCCTCGTGTCACGGCAATGGGACCAGCGGCCGATCCGTCGCGTCGGCGCAGGCCCACGACATGACCGCTGCCCGACCAGTCCATCGGCTCGGACACAGTGAGGGTCAGCGTCGCGGCGTCCCAAGCCACCGCCTCTGCCTGCGCGCCCCAGCCGACCAGGTCGTGCTGGATCGCGACAAGATCGCCGAGCGCCGGGATGAAGCCTTCCATCTCGGTCTCGAAGCGGACGGTGCGGCGACGGTAACGATTGCAGGCCGCGTGGTAGAGCCCCTCGCGCAGCGCCTGCGCCCGCGATGTCACGCCATCGAGGACGATCCGCGCCGGCCGCGCGGCGGTGCTGCCGGGCAGGCGGGCTGTGACACGCTGAGGCTGCCAGGTCGCGGCGTCGAGATAGCTGACCTCCACCGCATCGGCCGTCTCGGGTCCCGGCATCGTCCAGTCGATCGAGAAGGTCCCGTCGCGGATGTTGCGCTGCGAGAACATCGCAACCGGGATCGTCTGCGGCCCGTCGCGCACGATTCTGAGGATGCCGCCCTGCATGCAGGGCCTGGCCCGGCCGGTCAGCGCGACCCGGGCTGCCGCATCCCACCAGGCGCCGGCGGTGGTGATCCGCATGTCGCAGGTGTCGCCCCGCGCGGCCCAGAGCGTGTCGAGCGCGAGCAGCCCGGCGAGGTCGATCCGCGCGTCGGGCAGACCGGGCCCGTAGAGCGTGCTGCGCGCCATGTCGGCCAGCGCCCATGCGATCGACCGCGTGGGAACCGGCGCTGACCAGACGGTGCCGTCCCAGACCGGCAGCTTGCGGGTTGCGGTCACATGTACCTGACGCGAGGCGAGACGGGATAGATTGCCGGTCGCGCGGAACCGCATGGCAAGCAGGGTGACATCCGGCCAGTTCTGCGCCTCTGCCAGGTAGCCGCGCAGCCCGGTCCAGATCACGTCATGGCCGGCACTGGCATCGCTATCGCGCGGATTCGTCCGCCAGGCCCTGACCGCCCATCGGCCGGGTGTCGGCAGGGTCCAGACATGGCTTTCGCGCTGCGGCGTGCGGGTCTTGTCGCTGCGGGTGGGTTGCCCGAGCAGGACCCAGCCCCCGGTCAATGTGCCCGCGTCGTCGATCGGCGCGGCCTCGACCCGCACGGTTGTGGAGCGCACGAGCAGCCGGCCCGTGTTGGTCTGGCCATAGAGACCGCCGGGCCATGCCAAATCGACGCCGACCCGGGCGGCCGTCTGGCCGGGTCCGCAGACGGGGATGCCGGTCAGCCCGCCCACGATGCTCAGGATCTCGGCCGACCCGGAGGTGGCGGTCCATCCCGAGACGGTCGCGGTCCAGCTATCCTCGTTGGGCACCGTGCCGATCTGGACGGTCTGCACCGGCTGGCCCGTTGCGGTGATGCGCACCGTCTGGCCCGAGGTGCGGCGATGCCCGGTCTCGGTCACGGTGAGGGTGGTGCCGCTGCGGGTCCAGGTGACCGTGACGCGGCCTCGCAGCTCCTGCCCCGAGATCGCGTCCGAGGTGACGACGGCGGTCGGGAACAGCGTGACGGTCCCGCCCGGCGGCACGATCTCGGTCTCGACCTCGCCGAAGGCCTCAACCGGCGTGTCGCCGATCTCGATCTTCTCGATCTCGAAGTGCCCCGCGCCCACACTGTAGAGGCAGTAGAGATATTGCTCGTTGCCCGCCGCCTCGGCCCAGGGTGCCGCGGCGAAGTCGGGGGCGAAGCGCATCCGGCCGTATTGAACCGGCACCGGCTCTTCCAGCCGCGACCTGTTGCCCTGCGGGGATAGCGAGAAGACCTCGCGGCCACGACCCGTGTCTTCCGGACCCGGCGCCGGCAGGACCGCGTTCAGCAGCGCCTGGCCGCCGAGCAGCAGACCCGCGCGCGCCGCGGCAGCCGCCAGTCCGCCGCCCGGAAACAGGAGTCCTGCGGCCCAGCCCGAGGCCGCGACGAGAACGAGGGAGAGGAGCGTGCGTGTCGGATCCGACCCGCCTCTGCCGCCCGCGCCGAGCGGCAGCACGACGAAGGCCGCATGATCGCCGTCGCGCAGCCGCCGCCGCCAGGCCGCCCGCGGCAAAGGACGCCCGTTGAGGAGCGCGATGACCGGCAGCGGCGTCCGGGGCGCCAGCGCGCGCAGGCGCCGCGGCCGGCGGATCACGCACAGGCTCCGCCCGCCCAGCGGATCGAAGGGATTGCGCAGCGTCACGAGATGCGCGATCACGCCCAGTCCTCCCGGCGCAGCACCGCGACCTCCCGGTAGCCGAGCGCAGCCAGCCGGTCGCGCGGCGTGCAGATCGTGCCCGCGCCCTCGATCGCATGAAGGATCCTGTCCCCGGCCACGAGGATGCCGATATGGCAGGGCCGGCGGCCGCGCGCCATCAGGACTGCATCGCCTTCGGCGGGCGGATCGGCGGGAAGCCAGTCGCGTCGCCCGGCTTCGATCGCACCGAGCGTGGCGCGCAGGTCGGCGGGATCGACAGGGAGGGGCGGCACCTCGCGCCCCCAGACCTCTGCCCAGACCCGCCGGGCGAGCGACCAGCAATCCGAGACGCCGGGCACCCAGGGCTCGCCGAGATAGCGATTGACCCAGAGCCCGGCCGAAGGCGCCGTCGCAGGAGGCATCGCAGGGGGCGGGGCGGCGGTCACTGGCCATACTCCAGCGTCGGAAACTGCTCGCGGCTGTATTCGAGCCGCGGGAAGCGTTCGTTGAGCAGGTCCGACCAGCCTGCGGTGGCGACGAGCCGTCCGGGCGTGGCCGAGGCGGAGCGCAGCGTCAGGCCGCCGACGACATACTCGGGCCCGTCGTCGGCCGTCGCGGCGATCCAGCGGCGCCAGATGATTTCCACCGGATCGAGGCTTGCGGCGGCGCGGTCGATCTCGGCCACGATCAGCCGGTCGGTGGCGTCGATCTCGGCTTCAACCACCGGCACCGCCTCGGCCGAGAGCTCAGGCGGCCGCAGGCGGAAGGCGAGCGGGATGAAGGTCACCACCTGGCCGGCATTGCGCGGCGCCTGCGGTTCGAGCCGCCCGTCGAAGGCCACCTGATCCGCGACGATCCGCAGCGGCGTGCTGAAATCGGGATGCCAGATCTCCAGCGTGTCGAGGATGACGAGCCCGGCCGGGACGGAGGCATAGGCTTCGGCGAGCGCGGCCGAGAGGGCGGGATCAGGCATCGCGGGCCTCCACCGGCAGGGAGATGGACCACGCCAGGCTGGGCAGCGGCTCGGCCGTGGCCGGCCCGAGCGGCAGGACCTCGCGCCGCACGATCCCGCCGCCGAGGGCAACCTGGCAGAAGAACCAGGCCGTGCCCCCGCCGGCTCCGCGCGCGCGGCCGTCCGTCCCGGTCGGGAGGAACAGTCCCGCCCCGGGCAGGAGCGCCCGCCTCAGGTTGACCTGCGCGATGGCCAGCGCCGGCGCGGAGGCCCCGGTATAGCTCTGCGCAAGGCCGGGCCCGAGCGCGAAGATCCGCACGCGCAGCTGAAATCCGCCGCTGCCGACCGGCGCCGAGACGATGACGCGCGTCCAGCCGAGGTTCGGCTCGCCCCGTGCGGTGACCTCGGCATGTTGTGCCGTGACCGCGCCGGTGGCGAGGTTCGCGATGGCGGTGCGCGTGACGTTGTCGCGCCCGATGACCGAGATCCGCGCCGCCGTCCGCGTGAGGCCCGCCAGCGTCATCGTGAAGAAGATCCGCTCGCCGGAGCCCCAGCCGCTCACATTCGGGACAAGCTGCACATAATGCACGGAATTGTCACCGTTCTCCGCAAGCACGTCGCAGGGGACGAGATCGGGGCCCATCGCCGCGCCGGTCTGGATCGTCGCGCCCAAGGTGGTCCAGCCGGCGAGGCTGTCCGAGGACCCGCCGATCGACCAGGCCTCGTCCCCCCACCAGGCGCGGAAGGCTGCGAACTCCGCATCCGTCAGCCGGGCGGCGAGCGTCGGGCGGTCGCGCCGGACC